GAAACTTAGGATGTAGTATAACCTTATATAGAATAGAAACTTGAATCGTTCATTACTCTGTACGATGTTCACGGTTATAGTACTTCCGAAACCTCTATGTGTAACCAACTATACTCTGCTGTTGTTTCTCATTGCTTAAAAGGTAATCAAAGTATAACTATCTTTTAATTAGCCTCAGTTTCCGTAATCATCTAGGTGAGGGTTGAGGTACTACGGAAGGTTATATCCTACTCAGATATAACCAACCGAGGTACCTCAGGCGTCGACGGTTGCCTTAGCCTGAAGCTTGGCGATGTAAGCCTTCGTCCAGCGATCCAAGTCCTTCGCGTCCACGCCGCCTTCAAGCGTGAACTTGATGAAGGGTTCCTTCCCTGCGTTGATTCTCGAGGTGGTGTAGTTGTACATCATCTGCGGCGGCACAACCTTGTCAATGCCAGCTTCCTTCAGCTTCGCGTTGACAACCTTGGCTGCAGCGTACGGCGAGATGTTCGACATGATAGTACTCTCCTTGTTTTTGTGTTTTTGTGCTTTTGCTTTTTGGTTTGATTGATGTTTCAAATCAATAACTATATTCTATGTGCTTCAACGCATAGAGGCGGCCCCGGAGGGGTTTACGTACCAGAGTTGGAATATTTCATGTGTTACCTTTATATCATACTCAGTGTGTACATCTACTTCCACGATATATATTAGGTCTCAAGCGTCAGAACTTAGCGATGGGAGCAATCATGTCGGATGAATTTGACTTCGACGATTTCATTGAAGATGATGCTCCTACACCATCTTTAGAATCTACTTCATCTACTTCATCTACTGCGTCTTCAGAATCTATTACATCTTCACAACCTAAGTACTGGGACTCAGATGAGGCACTGGAAGCTCTTAAGATGGAGCGAGCAGTTAACACGGATGAGACGAACGAGCAACTTACGCGTAGGATCCTTGAAGAAAGTGGTCCCGCAGCTGCTTATTCGATTGTACATATAGCACTTCATGGCACGAATGAGAATACACGCTTACGTGCATCTCAATATGTTACTGACTTCGTTACTGGTGATGACAGTAGTTCAAATCGTCAGACTTGGGAAGACTTGGTTGGCGATGTTGTATCGAAGGCAGAACTGTTCGCCAATGCCAATACAGAAGGTAGTGAGCAGTAATGACAGAGCACACATGTGGACGTAGATATGATAATATGATGCATACTGCAGATAGCCCATTTGTGGGGGCCGGTAGTAACTTAGATACGTGGCGCGAAGGTGGTATGGGTAAGCAGAAGCGTTCTTGTTCGTATTGTGGGTCGATGCACCCGGACGACTTTATGGACGCTGTTCGTACAAGTCTTAAAATTGGTCCTACAGACAAGCCATACAAGCTATATGTAGATGGATACAATGGTAAGTTCTACCTGCAACACCTTTCAGATGAGCAACAAAAAGAATTTTACCAGTTAGTATTGGATAAGAAGGTTGCCTGGGGCTACCCAGGTTACCCTTACAGTCGCCTCCTACTTCCCGCTGTCCTGAGAGCAGCCCAAGATGGCGGGTAAGGTTGTTGATAGAGGAGCTCTCTATAGCCGAGTAGGCTATGTACCCCACAAAGAGCAGCTCCTCTATCACAACTCCAAAGCACGCTTTAGAATCCCCGTCTGTGGTCGTCGCTTTGGTAAGAGCACCATGGCGGGACATGATTTAGAACCAAAGCTCCTTCTTCCCAAAAAGATGTATTGGATTGTAGGTCCTACATATGACTTGGGTGAGAAGGAGTTTCGTGTTATCTGGGACTCTTTCATTATCAAAATGCAAATGGGTAAAGATAAGCGCATTAGGAAAGCGTACAACAAGAAGCAAGGCAACATGTTCATTGAGTTCCCTTGGCAAACACGTTTGGAAGTACGTTCGGCTGATCATCCAGAGAACCTTGTTGGTGAAGCTCTTGATCACGTCATTATGTCAGAGGCAGCAAAACACAATCTGGAAACGTGGGAACGATTCATTCGTCCTGCACTTACAGATAAGAGGGGCGGCGGAGACTTCCCTACTACGCCAGAAGGGTTCAACTGGTTGCATACATTATGGCAGCTAGGACAAAATCCTAATTACCCTGACTTCGAAAGTTGGTCCTTCCCTAGTTGGGCTAACACTGTTGTTTACCCTGACGGGATTGAAGATGATGAAATTAAGTTAGTTAAATCCACTGCAGTACCAGAATGGTTTGCTCAAGAGTATGGTGCCGACTTTGCATCCTTCGTTGGTAAGATCTTCCCTGAATGGGATGAGCGTGAGCATGTTACGAGTGTAGAGTTTAATCCTAATTGGCCCAACTATATAGCCTTCGATTGGGGTTATACTAATCCATTAGCAGCTATTGAATTTCAGATTTCACCTCGAGATGAAATTTTCATTTGGCGCGAACATTATAAGTCATTCACTACTATATCAGATCACATTGACATTTTAAAGGGTCGTGAACATCCTGACGGCTATCATGTCGACTTAGCTTTTGGAGATCCTGCTGATCCTGAAGCAGCAGCCACTGTCTCTCGCGACTTTGTGGCTTGTGTTTCTGATCCTGCCGTTAAGCGCGATTATACATGGCGTGAAGGTGTTGACTTGATTAGACAGTTTATGAAGATGGTGCCGCAAGAGTCACATGGAGGCTCGTTATTAATTGTAGACGAGTATGGTACGCCTGCACCTGATAGACCAAGGTTTCATGTTGATCACTCTTGCACTCAGACAATTAACGAATTTAATAATTACCAGAGTTTGGTACTAAGATGGCTGACCACGCAATTGATGCAATTCGTTACGCACTTGTCTTTATATATAAGCTAGGTGCTACCTCCTCGCTCTCGGACGTATATTCAGGTAATAGATATGTACCAACGAAGGAACAATCCTCTATTACACTTGATAATAGCTTTAGTACCGGCAATAGTAGTTCGGGCTTCGGTAGTATGGAAGGAATGACGTTTTAATGGGTATTATAGACACCCTGTGGTCTAGGAAGAAGGAAGAACCGGAGTCTCGTTCCGAAATCTCTCTTGCTGAACTAGACAAGAATTTTGATATTCTTCATGTAAGTGATGAGCCCGGCAAAGAATTTGCAGTTGTAGCAGATCGCGCATATAATGAATTGGGTACGACATCGCCTTCACCTTGGACATCCTTTACTCGACAAGAGTATAATCCTGCATTACAAGGTATTAAGGGCCTTGAAATGTATGATAGGATGAGAAAGAGTGATGGTACTGTTAGTGGTACTCTACGTGCTGTTAAGACTCCTGTACTTTCTGGTCGTTGGTTTATTCAACCTGCAAGTGAATCTGAAGAAGATAAGAAGATTGCAGACTTTATTTGGTGTAATTTAACTGAATATATGTCAATTAGCTGGACTCAAGTACTTACTGAAGCTTTGCTAATGCTCGATTTTGGTTATTATATGTTTGAAAAAGTTTGGGATTTTGCAATTATTGATGGAGAATTACGTACGATTCTAAAAAAGTTGGGTCCCAGACATCCTATGGATGTAAAAGAGTGGAGATTTGACCTTCATGGAGGGCCTAATGCATGCATTATGTATGGATTAGCTTCAGATACAGATAATCAAGAGGTTCCAATTCCGATTGAAAAGCTATTAGTATTCTCTTTCGATCGTGAAGCAGGTAATATTGAAGGCATTTCTGTACTTCGTTCTGCATATAAGCATTATTACTTCAAAGAGCAGTTATATAAGATTGATGCAATTCAAAAAGAGCGTCATGGTATCGGTATTCCCATTATTAAGTTGCCTATTGGGTTTAAAGATTCGGATAAATTGATTGCAGAAGACTTAGGTAGGAATATTCGTACAAATGAGCGTGCTCATATTGTACTTCCACCTAGTTGGGATTTGTATATGCTAAAACTGGAAGGTAATCCAGTTGATGCATTATCGAGTATTGAGCACCATAATGAATGTATTCGTGAAAATATTTTGGTTAACTTTATTCGTGACGGTGCACGTGAAGAAGATTTGGTAATGTTCTTAAAAGCGACTAGATTTGTTGCTGATATTGTTGCAGAATCTTTCAATGCTTATTTGATTCCGCAAATGGTCAGGTTTAACTTTCCTGGAGTTGAAAAGCTTCCTAAGTTATGCGTTCGTCGTATTGGTGAATCGGCTGATTGGCGTACATTATCCTTCGCGATTCGTAATCTTATTGGTGCAGGTGTAATTATTCCTGATGAGGCACTTGAAGTCAATCTGCGAGAAGAGATGGATCTTCCTCGCATTGACAAGACATCATCTAGACTTATTGCTACTCCTCAGAATCCTTACGATATTAACGATGAAGAAGATCCTGCTAAGATTGGTAGTAACGATCCTACTATCAATAAGAATATACATAACAGGAACAATCCTAGCTATAATAGGCCGTCACGAAGGAAACGCACTACTGGTAGAGGTGGTCCAAGGCAGGCTCCTGTAAGTAGAGTTAAAAATACTTTTGGATTGCCAGCTAAAAATTCTGGACGCGATAGTTCAGGAGGCAAGTAATGACTGCAATCAGAATGGGTCATGATCCTGAAGAATGTGTTGTAGTTCTAATTCCTGGTGCTGATTATGATTTGACTTTAGCACTATTTGATGCTAATGGTATTGCACTGAATTTCCCTGCTGGTACACAAGTATATATGATGCTAGGTATTGTGCAGTGGTCTGCAACAGTAGCAGGACAAAATGCTGTTTTTGCTATTGATGCTACAGCTGTCAATACTCTTATTGCTTCTGGTAAAGTGCATCCTGTGAGAATCTTTTATGAAAATGGTAGTAATAAGATTCCATGGTATGTAGGAAAG